GCTATGAGGAGCCGGGCAGGGCTGCGAACTTCAACCGGCCGATCAAGTACCGAGAGCAGGGCTACGCCTGATGGCTAAAATGGCCCTGTCCGACATCAAGACCATGCTGGCGGCCGAGAAGGCGGACGCGCTCGCATCGGCGTCTGCGGCCGAACTGGCGCAAGAGCGTGCCGACGCGATGGATTATTACCTGGGCGATATGTCCAAGGACATGCCGGCGCAGGAAGGGCGATCAAGGGCCGTATCGACTGACGTTGCCGACGTGATCGAGGGGCTTATGCCGAGCCTGATGGACATCTTCGCTGGATCTGACGAGGTTGTCAGGTTTGAGCCGGTCGGCCCCGAGGATGAGGAGGCCGCCCAGCAGGAGACGGATTACGTCAATCATGTGTTCATGCAGCAGAACCCCGGCTTCATGGTGCTTTACAGTTTCATCAAGGACGCGCTGTTGTCCAAGGTCGGCATCGTGAAAGTCTGGTGGGAGGAGAGCGAGCAGGAGGAGCGGGAGACGTATTACGACCTGACCGAGGAGCAGTTCGCGCTGTTGGCGATGGCTGTGCAGGAATCGGATGGGGCGATGAGGATTATTGAGCACACCGTAAACAACGCGCCGGCTGACGCCTGATGGACGCCATGACGCCCCCAGACATGCTCCAGGCTCCCGACATGCAGGCCCAGATGGCGCAGGCGCTTGTCCCGCAGCCCAAGCCCGTCACGCATGACGTAACGATCACCACGACCAAGAAACTGAAATCAGCCAAGGTCATGGGCGTGCCACCGGAAGAGTTCGGCATCGAGCGTGGTGCGCGCAGCATCCGAGACTGCAACTACTGCTTCCACGAGGTTGTCACCAAGACCGAATCCCAGCTTATCGCGGAGGGGTTTGACGAGGGGCAGATCAAGGCCATCGGCGATTACAACGACACCGGAACTTCTGGCGTTGAAAACCTCGCCCGGGACAGTGTTGGCGAAAGCTCCGGAACGGCCGACATCAACACCGCGGCGCGGCTGGTCAAGATCACCGAGCACTACGTCCGGATGGATTACGAGGGCAAGGGCAGGGCCTGCCTCTACCAGGTCATTACCGGCGGCGATCAGGGCGAAGTCCTGAAAAGGGACGGCAAGGAGTGCATCACGGCGTTTGACGCCATTCCGTTTGCGACGACCACGCCGGTTCCGATTACGCATCGATTCTTCGGGCGGTCGGTTGCGGATATGGTGATGGAAATTCAGCGCATCAAAACCGCGCTATTGCGGAGCGGTCTGGATAACCGCTATCTGGCTGGGAACCCTCGCGTTGAAGTCGCAGAGAGCCACGCCGGGCCGAATACGCTTGACGATTTGCTTGTCTCGCGCCCGGGGGGCGTGGTTCGGACCAAGACGCCCGGCGGCATTCAGTGGCAGGTTATCCCCGACACGGCGAAAGAGTCGTTCTCCGCGATGCAATACCTCGACGCCATTCTTGAGGCGCGCACAGGTATCTCAAAGCAGTCTCAGGGCGTAGACGCCAACGCGTTGCAGAACCAGAGTGCCACGGCGGTTGCCCAAGTGTTCAGCGCTTCGCAGCTTCGGATGAAGCTGATCGCCCGTATCATGGCGGAAGGCGTGCGGGATATCTTCTCGCTGCTGCACGGCACCATTCGCAAGCATGGCCAGCAGAAGGAAACGGTCAGGCTTCGCAACAAATGGGTGCCCGTCGATCCGAGGCAGTGGAAAACCCGCGCCGACATGACAATCAACGTCGGGCTTGGGACCGGCGGCAAGGCCCAGCAGTTTGCCCAGATGATGGCGCTGGCGAACGTGCAGAAGGAATTGCTGGCTGGAGGCAAGGGCCACCTGGTCGGCGACAAGGAACTGTACGAAACCGCGTCCGAGCTGACCAAGATCATGGGGCACAAGAACCCGGATCGGTTCTTTAACGACCCGGACGAGAAGGACGAGCAGGGCCAGCCCAAGCATCCGCCACAGCCTCCGCCGGAAGATCCCGCCATTCAGGTCGCGAAGCTCAAGGCGCAGACCGATCAGCAGTCCTTGCAGGTGAAAGCCCAGATCGACCAGCAGGCCGACCAGCGCAAGGCGGAAATCGAGACCGTTCAGGCGCAGGCCGATATCGCGACCGAAGAGCGAAAGCTTCAAGGCGAAATGCAGTTGGCGCAGCAGAAGTTTGAGTTGGAGCGCGAGCTAAAGCTGATGGAGTTCCAGTTGAAGAGCGAGATGCAGGCCGCTGAACTGGAAATGAAGCGCGAGGCTCATCGGCAACAGCTTGAGGCCGGCGTATTCAAGGTCGCGGCGGGCGCCGAAGCGCATGGGCAGAAGATGGAACAAGGCGAGCAGTCGCACGAAGCCAAGCTGGCGGCAGCTAAAACCAAGCCGAAGGCTGACAAGTGAACGATATCGTCGGGGCTTACAAGAAAACTGCCGCTAACCTTCTCAACAACCCAGACGACGCCGAAAGCCTTGCCAACCAATTCACGCTGCTGACCGCTCGGGGCAACCGGACCCCGGCGCATCTGGCGCTGGCCGCCCGTTGCTACAACGTCTCCCGGAACTTCGTTTCCGCGTTCAACTATGCGTCCGCGACGATGCGCGCCGGGCAGGACAGCCTGAACGGCTTCCGCAACGCCCTGGAGGTGGCCCCGGAGGACAAGCGGGCCATCGTGATGCATCATATCGGCCTAGCCCACTACGACAGGGGCGAATACCAGAAGGCGCTGGACGCCTACGCCAGCGCCTTTGCGCTGGACTCTAACGAGCCTGAGATTGGCCACAGCATTGCGATTGCCAAACTGGCAATGGGGCGGCTGAAGGAGGGTCTGTACGAATTCGAGGTCAGGCACCATAAGCCTGTGCGCAAGGCGATCACGGACAGCAAAATTCCGCGCTGGAAGGGCGAGGATCTGACCGGCAAGACCGTCATCCTGGCCCATGAACAGGGCTTCGGAGATACGCTGCAATTCATCCGGTTTGCGCCGCAACTCAAGGCGCGCTGTAAGAAGCTGATCTTCTCAGGGCCGCCGTCGCTCAACGACCTGATTAAGGACCAATTCGAGTTTACCGCGGTTGTGGACGAGCAGGGGCCATTCAAGGCCGATTACGTTACTTCGCCGCTGGCGGCCTGTGCGCTGCTCGGTATCGAATACAAGGACGTATCCAACGCGCCATACATGCGTTCCGAGGCGATTGAACTGCCCAAGCGTGGCAAGTTGAAGGTCGGTCTGTCGTGGAAGGGCTCGCCCGGCTACGCCAACGACTCGTTGCGCTCTGCCTCGCTTGCCGATCTGTGCCCGATGCTCGATCTGCCGGGCGCGGCGTTCTATTCGCTTCAGGTCAACCCGGGTCCAGAGGAAGTTTCTAATCTTGGGCTTGACGGGTTCATCGGCGATCTCGGCTCGCTCCTGAAAACATGGAAAGACACGGCGCGGGCTATTGCTGCAATGGACGTGATCGTGACGACCGACACGGCGAACGGTCACATGGCCGGCGCTCTCGGAAAGCCTGTTCTGATGATGCTCGGCAAGGCTCCTTGCTGGCGCTGGGGACAGGGCGCGGCGAAATGGTACGCCAAGACCGAGGCGTTCCCCCAGGTTAAGGCGGGCGATTGGCACGATCAGGCTTTGGCGGTTCGTACAGCACTTGCGGGGATGATTCGTGGTCGATGAATCGAAGCTAAGGCAGGACGAGGCGCGGGCGCGCGGTGCGGATGCGCTGCTGAAGAATGATCTGCTGAATGAGGCATTCAAGGGCTTGGAAGATACTTACACCGCGGCGTGGCGATCTACGACGATCGATGATGTGTCGGCGCGGGAGAAGCTGTTTTTGGCCATCAACATCGTTGGCAAGGTGCGGGACCATCTGACCGCAATAGTGGCCAGCGGGAAGCTTGCGCAGCGGGAGTTGAAAGACCTCGCCGACACTGCCGAGCGCAAGAAGCGTTTCGGAATCGTTTAACCCACAAGGACAATCTATGACCGACGAAACCAGCGCCCCCGCTGGCGGCGAAGATATTGCCGTCATTGAAGCGCCCGCTGATACTGGAATTGATCTCTCTGTTTCTGAAGCCGGCCGCGCACTAGCCGCCGCCCGCACCCGGAAGCCCAAAGAACCCGCTGCCGAGAGCGCCGACGAGGCGACCGCAGAACCCGAATTGGCGCAAGCCAACGATGACCCGGCAGAGCCGGCCCCCATCGAAGATGCCACGGAAGCCGAACCGGCAGAACTGCCGCCCATCGATCCTCCGAGGTCTTGGACCCAGGCTGAAAAGGAACGTTTCCAATCCTTGCCTCGCGAAACGCAGGAATACCTGCACACCCGCGAACAGGAACGGGATCGGGATTTCCGCCGAAGTCAGAACGAAATCGCTGAACAGCGCAAGGCGACACAGGCCGAGCGTGAAGCGGCGGAAAAGGCAAGGCAGCAGTACGAGTCGAAGCTCCCGCAAATCTCAAAAACTCTCGAAAGCGCCCTTCAAGCTGAATTCGCAGACGTGAAGACGTTTGACGACCTCAGGAGGATGCAAGCAGAAGACCCATTTCGTTATCAACAGTGGGATCTGCGTCAGAAGGAGTTGGCGGCCATCAAGGCCGAGGAGGGTTTTGCAGAGCAGCGACAAGCGCAGGAGCGGCAAAGCAAGCGTAACGCATATGAAGCGGAGCAAACCAAGCTCTTGGTCGAATTGGTCCCCGAAATGGCCGATCCGAAAAAGGCGAGTGAACTTCGCGAGCGCGCGGTTGCAATGCTGGTGGACGATCTTGGACTGAAGAACGATCAGCTCTCCCGATGGATGGCCGACGATACAGGGCACGAAATCCTGTCTAACGCCGGCATTCAGAAGCTCATTGCTGACGGTTTGAAGTTCCGGGACATCAAGTCCGCCCCGAAAGCCGTAGTCAAGCCCAACCTCCCGCCCGTGCAGCGGCCCGGTGCTGCCAAGCCATCCGGCAACAGCAACTCCGAACGTATCCAAGCCCTCACCAATCGCTTCCATCAAACCGGCGACCTCAAAGACGCAGCCGCATTGCGTGCTGCGCAACTGAACACGCGCCGGGCATCATAAGGACTACTTGAATGCCTCTTCCCTCAGAAACCCTCGCCACCTATCAGGCGATCGGCAACCGCGAAGACCTCACCGACCTGATCGAGCGCATTTCCCCGACCGATACCCCGTTCTTC